GTTCAAATCCTCTCTAACTGCGGCTGCAGGATATCGATGGATGCCTTCTTTTCTAAAGGTCACCCAAATTTTACGCTCAGCGGCTTCGCGGATGCGTTCTGTTGTTTCTCTTTGTTCTTGTATCATATTATGCTTTCAATAGTTCAACTGTTACGATTCGCCCAATGGCACCGGCTACGTCTTCTACTTCGTCGGATATTATGTGTAAGTGTACTACACTTTCGTCGCGTTTGCGATCATAATGGTGAACCTCAACGATAGTGCCACCGGTTGCTTTTTGTATTTTAAAACTGAATGGATTTGGTAAATCTACATAGTCAGAGTCTCTGATCACGGTATCACGTTCGCTCAATCTGATTTTGCTGAGTCTACGAGGCTCTGGATAATTTATACCCCAGCTGATCAATCGATTCCAGATTCGTCTAATCATTTCGTACTCGCTTTAAATTTTGTGACATCTTCCACGGCGTGATGTAGCGTTGACGCATAGTTCATGGCCTGTTGTTCGGTCATGATGAGACTGGCTTCGTAGTCCACATATCCCTTAGTCAACAATGTCCATATGGTACGCCAACGATTTGTGCTCCAGAACTGTGTCTTTTGTGTTGTGTGAGTAGTGACCGTGATGCCAGATTCATCTGCATCAACAAATACATGGTGTGTATGATCGGCACAGAGACATTCACAAGTGACTGAATAATACCGTGAGTTACCCCAATCCTTGTGTATCAAGATGCCTTCTGCTGGTGTTTGTGCTCTAAGTGTCATTTTATGATTTCATCCTTGGTGTATCGAGACCAATCAGTGAATACTGCACGATCTCGTAAGTTGTGTAAACTATGGCACCAGACTCCGGGATTGGTTGCGGCAAAATCCCGATCATCCAGTTTGATTGTGGCATTGTATCCCAACTGCTGTATGTATGGTATCTTGACTGAAATCATTGGAATAAAGTTGTTGTATTCAACCAAGGGTCCTTCGATTAAACCTTCTACCGCTGACACATCTAGATCCAAGGTACACAAGATACCATGGTCCATTACTGTCTTAATCATGACTTCCCAAGCTGACCAGAGTAACGTAGACAGTTTGCCAGGATCAAGGAAACTCTGATTGGCACCAAAATACACATGGGTACATCCATTTGCTCTGGCCAAATCAAGCAACATCACAGGATCTTGTACGCCTACCACAAACAAGGTCTTGTGTCCAAATGCTGGCGAATGTTCTACTTCAGTGCCAACAAAACAGTTGACTGCTTCATGTCCTGCTCGGTTCATGCTCGTTGTTCCTGTTCTAATTGATCCAGTGCTGCTTGATCTAATTGTACACTATCATCGTCTTCTGTGTCAACTGTTTCTTGTTCAACTTCAAACAGCAGGTCAAACATAGGGCGACCACTCTTGGCCTTCTTGCCTTTGAATCCTCGTGTGCCGATAATATCCATCCAATAGCGATCGTAGTGTTCAATAATGGCTTCAGCTTCTGCACGATCTGGTGTGGCAAATATGGCATCCACAATGTCTTTGAATCGAGCATGGTCTCCGTTTTTGTTCCACATCATGCTTGGCCAACTTCCTGCATCATATTCTCGATTGGCACGTTGCACCGCTTCAAGATGGGTCCAAACATTATGGCCCATCAACAGTGCATAACTGAAACTGTCCCACGATGTTTTGCCTTCTTTGCCAATCTTGTTTAGATCACCTGGTTTGTAGATACAGATGTCTTTCATCTGTAGTTGTAGGCTTATTGGGCTTTCATCAAAGTGATCGATCAAGCCATCTGCTATCACAGCTGGTCCAAATGGTCTTGTGTCTGTGGCATACTTCTTGTCATCCACGATAGGACTCATCCTGTAACACCATTTTCCGTCGTGTGGCAAATCAATATGATGATATACTTGTCCGTTTGCAGTAGCAAGGAACGGACTGGCACAGTCAAAGCTGATGGTAAAGTCGGGATTCACATACTTGCGAACAGCTCGTTGTATGTCTGTGAGTAGCACTGCCCATTCCAATTTGCTTGTGCCTAAAAAGTGCATCCAGTCATGAACACCTTGTTGTAACAAGTTGTCGTGTCTTAGAGCTACTAACCTACGCAGGACCAAGTGTACATCACACATGTTCTGGCCACCCATACTCCACCCATTAAAGTGGGTGTCTGGGTATTGTGCCGGATCGCAATAGTGTTTCATGGTATCATACCAACGATCAGCATCTGGATGATTGGCACCTTGTAAAACGTTCAAGACTTTCATGCCACCATCCCGGATGCCCTTGCGATGCCGCATGTAAAATTCATTGTTGAACTTGGTAGCATCCACAGCTTCTTGCAAGGTCTTGATGCCACATTTCTCGCTGGCGTTTTTGTCGTGTATGACCCAGGTTGGAATATCAAGAGTCATGCCATAATCACAAATACCATCCAGCCATTTGACCACAGCTTCTCTACGCTTCTGTGCTTTGGGACAACCTGAATTGGCTTTCCAGTCACCTTCCCAAAGTCCTTTGGCAATCTGGAATCCACCCGAGTCACCAAGCATCAATGTTTTAGGATCGCGACTACGAACCATGTCTTCTGACCAGTCCTGCTTGGCAAGATCCAGGTTGGCATGACCGCCTGAGTACAATGACCACTTGTAAGGGAACAGGCCCTTTTGATCATTGAGCCAGTTCATCATTTCCATGTCTTTGATACCCGCAGGCATTCTAGCAGGATCTACATAAGGTCCATTCACAGGATCACGCTGTTTACCTACAAAGGTGGCATAGAAGCCACTGATAGCAGGCAAGAACACAGCATAGTCTAGCTGTTTGGCGGTAAGGTTATCTTGTGTCATATATAAAATTTAATTGAGTCAATCAGTTCGTAGTCTTTGCTGTAAAAGTTTTTGATACGTTGCAACATGTCTGGTTGTTTTAGGATGCCTTGATAAAGTTGTGTTAGTTCTCTTTTTTGTTGTCTGACCAACTCATTGGCGGGTAAAAACTTATCCGGAGTCCACTCATTAGAAAACCCCTGTTCGTTGAAGTATTTGGCCAAGGATGTGATCAGTTCGGGTTTTTGATCTTGGTCAAACCAAATATACTGCCTGGGTCCTGTTAATCCTTTTAGGAATCTATGTTGCGGACAGGTATGAAGATCAAACACTATCTGTTCAAGAGCTTTTTGTGTAGTAATGTTTTGTCGGGTCATGTTGTTTTGAGTGTTGATCCGATCAAGATACACTCTCAACAGATATTCAACTAGCCCGCTGATCCAGCGTTGTACTGGATCTCTCAGCACTATCAAAGAAGTGGCAGGAGTTTTGGCAGAGCTCAAAAAATCACTTTCTTTGAAACCCATGGGTGTGATCATGGATCGGATGACTCGTGTGACATTTTTTTCAATAGGCACATACGCCAATCGCCAATCCTGATCCGCAAGACATCTACCAAACTGATATACTTCGCCGTTGAAATCGCAGGCGGGATACCCCAGAGACATCACTTGGTATGTGCCAATAAAATATAGTTGTACGTGGCCAGGCCTGAATTCACAGTGATCATGGCTGCCCCATCATCACTGATACGGAATGTCTTGTCGCCAGTAAGATCTAAAATACTGATCACAGTCTTGATAGGCCATGACCATGTGCGCTTGAGCGTGCCGCCAACACTGGGTTCAAACACAAAATTACCAGCGTGTGTGCTGTGATCACCAAAGTAAAACTTTAGATCACCATTTTCAGTCTTGGTCTGGAAGTTGACTTCTTCTGCCATGGCCTGTGCCTGCATCTTTAATCGCTGAATTGCAGCCACCGTTGGAGTAAATTCCACGTGCCATGGAACTCCTTTGAATGTTACAGTCTTGAGTTTGCCATTCACTAATGCACCTGACATGAATCTATAACTGTTTTTAAAGTCGCCTGTGGCATTTTGGAATTCAACGCCATCGGGTTCTCCGGAGGCATTCTTGGTCAATCGTAATACTGCATTTTCTCGATACTCTTGCAGGTTCAACATGATCTTGAGTTTGCTCAAGTTAGGCATACCAAACGTGCCCATGAAGTCTGCTACCGGTGCGGCAAATTCGGCCTTTACTACCACACTACGATCTTCAGCAACAGCGTCAATTGTAGTTTCTGTATCGGTTCCGATGATTCTAACCAGGTCAATGCAACCTAGGTCCAGCGTGTGTTCTACTAAGTCTAGTAAGTGATCTCTCATTGTAATTCTCCTTGATAAGTTATTGTATACGAGTTATTTAGATTTTGCAACAGGGTTAGGCATTATTTTTGCCTGGGTTTGTCCGCCTTTGATTGAGTTTAAGAGTCCTAGTTTTTTAAATTCTAACCAGGTGCTTGGGCCTCCATCATTCCAGGAAAATACCTTTTCAAATCCAATACTGGTTGCAACCCCGCATATGAGATTTCCAGGAGTGTAGCAACCAAAGAATTGTTCAACCAAGATAACAGCCTTGTAACTATCGCAGTCGTTGATAGTCATCATTAGCACTCCACCTGGGGCCAGTTTGGAGTAAATTTCCGTAAGGTACTGCTTGACCACTTCAAATGGTTTGAAATTAAAAAAGTTATACGCAAGACATAGACCAAATTGATTGTCAGGTATCTTTGCAAGTACAGCAGTGTCCTCTTGCTCGTCGATCACGTATGGCCGCAGTCTCTGTTGATACATTGTATTAAATTGATCCAGGGCAGGTTGGAGCAATTCTCGAGCTTCATCAATGATATACAATGGGTCATGATCAACCATGTGCTGTATAAAATCAGCGCGACCTGGATGAAGTATTATGGCTGCATGGTGCCAATCCGAATAACGTAAAATCCTAGAAAGATATATCTGTTGAGTCTGTTCCTGTACCTCTGGTAATCGATTAAGTATCTGTTGATAATGTTCTTGCCGTGATTCTGTAGCTTGAGCAAATTGTTTCTTTTCTTGCTCGTAGATCTGATAACTTTGCTGAAACATGGTTGTTTCTACTTTTGATATTTGATCCTTGACCTGTTTTTTTGCCTGATCCAGCAAGTCACAGTATTGATCAAACTGCTGGTTGATTGTATCTTGTTGTTGCTGGAACTGCAATTTAAACGGTTCCAGCACAGGCAAAGTCTGTTCCTGTATGCGCTGGGTTATTTCATCCAGTGACCGGCTGGCTGCAGTCTGCGCCGGAACTGAAGACAGCACTTCCAGCTGATTATAATAGTATACTAATTCACTCAGTTTCATGACCAGTCAAACAAGGTTTGGAATGTATTTTCAGTATTGGTGGCTGAGGCTAAATCCCAATCCAACACATTCAATAAGTTATCAATCTTTTGATCTACCACAGTGGCTTCCATTTCTGAATCATCAAACGGCAGATCCTTGAACCATTGTGGCAAATGTATCTCATCTGTGGGATAGCCAATCGACGTCCAACCTAAGGGATTATTCTTTAGTTTACACACGATAGTCTTCATCCCATCCACAATCTGTAGGCTATACTTGTCACCGTTCATGGTTCTGAGATTGTTCCAGTTCAAGGCCGCTCGCACATGACCTGGCATGTTGGCTCGACCCAGGCGTTCTTCTTCTTTGCCATACTTGGTCAAGTTGTTCACACGTTTAGGACTGCCTTTTTCCCAACCAGGTCGGTCTTTAAATAGATATTTGAACTCACGGATCTTTTCTATGATTTGGTCACGAGTGGAACCTGTAAGCACATCATCTAGTATTTTACTTAGGAAGTCTTGTATGACCTTGGGCGTGTCTGATCGTTTCAGATCCAGGCCCATGGCCTTGACCTTGCCAGGTTTGCCATTGACATCTATGCGTTTGCCTTCATTGTCGATGATCATGACAGCATAGCGTTTCTTGGTAATGAACAGGCCCTTGCTGGCGACCACCTCACGACCACCACGGATCACAGTGCCAATTTCTCTTGGCACATGGAACCCTTGTTCCATAAAGCCCGGAAAGCTGGCATTGACCTGATCGGCAATACTGTCATATAACTGTATGGCGATTTCTTTTGACCAAGACATGGTGCCTGCATCTATCTCAGACTTGAGCACAGGATAGGCTGTAAAGTAACATGAATCAGTGTCACCATATATAATAGCGTCACCCACATGATCATACTTGCCAGTGATGCATTCATTTACATAAGCATCCATGTGCCGGGCAATCGCACGACCTGTAAGAGTTGTGCTTTGTCCAATACGTTTATCAAAGAAACGGCAACCAGGATTAAGAATAGCACCATACAAACTGTTCAAGTTAATCTTTTTAACCAGCTGTCGTTTGTCCCAGTATTCTTCATCATCTTTGTTTGTGCATTCTTTAAGTCGAGCCTGCATGTCTTTACGTTCAGCATACCAGCGTTTGAGCAAACCAGGAATCACGGCTTCACGCTCATATGTGAATATGGTACCGTTGGCAGTGATCATCCAAGGTTGGTTACTATCAAATATCATCTTCCATACTTCGGCGGCACTATGCACAGTTTCCGCACCATCCGACCAGTCTATGGTAATTTCAGTACCACGTTGTTGTTCTATTACTGCGGTATATTCCAGACTTCCAAACAGACCTTCCCACGCGGCGGCAAAGCTGGCTCCACCACGCATCTTGTCTGAGATATACCGCTCGGTCATTGTTTGACGTAGTTGTCCAATGATTGTTTCAGGCCCCATGTTAAGAGCACGGATCGCTGACGGATACAGACTGTTGATATCGATTGACCCGATATATTCGTGGATACCTTTTTTAGGGTAAGCAACATAGGCACCTGCGGCTTGTGTATCTTCATCTGAAAGCCTTTCTTTACGGTTAGGAACTACCATACCACGTTCATGTGCTTCATTTATAATAGCTTGTTCAGTCAAGGCCACAGCACCCATAGTGGTCTGTAGCAACACAGTATTTTCGTGTGCTAAAATATTGGCCAGATCCAAAAACTTCAATTTGTTATCCAGCTTGGCCAGGATCATGGTGTCCTGCCTGTTGTACTCGATAAATCGCTTGAAGTTTTGATTATACAGTTGATCTAGAGTTCCTTCAAACACAGTTTTGGTTTCACCCAGTTCGTAGTCAGCAATAGCATCCAGGCTATAACTGTGACGTTCTTCATATGTGTACTTGCGATACAGTTGCATATAGTCCATATGCACACGACCGATTAGGTCATAGGTTTGATTTTCTGCGCCAAAGCGTTCGAACATGCGTTGTTTAGGAAACTGGTCCCATAGGCAAAATCTGCGGGTGTCATCTTTGCTCAGCACTCGTGTCACGCGATTCACAGTATACGGAATATCAAATCCTTCGCTGTTCCATCCTGAAAGTGCGTCAGCATCTTCTATTAGATCCAAGAAAGTCTTTAACAGATCCTCCTCACGTTCAAAAATCATGGTGTTTTCAAATTCACCGGCAATTTCTTCCGCAGTCTCAGGACTCATGTGCTTGGGCGGAACGACCAAGGTGACCATCTGTTCCAACCAACCCAGGTACACACTTATGGCTGTGATAGCATTGAATGGATCGGATGGTGGACTAAATCCACGTTCAGGATCAAAGTCTACTTCAATGTCGAAGAATGCTACATTGAGTTTGGGTGCGTCTTGTCCTTTGTAGTTTTCTTCCAGGCATCTAAAGATTGGATTGATGTCACTTTCAAACAGGCGTTTTCCGCTTTGTATACGCATTTCCTTGCGGAACTCTTTGTTGTTTCTTGTGCTGAATCTGGCCACAGGTGTACCAAAAATACTCTGGAACTTGCCCCTAGGGTCATCATAGTAAAAGATATAGTTGGCTGGATACTCGCAATATTGCCTTTGGCCATCCCGCCGTTCAACTATGTGTATGCGATCGTGTTCACGATCAAATAGTGCATCAATATAACTCATTTTTCTCCAATTGTGGCTGGGTAGCCATTCTACATGCTCGTAACGTGAGCGACTCGCTGTTATTTAATGTACGGTAAATCTTGCTCTACTTTTTTAGCCACTTCTTGAAGTTGTACATAGTTGGTTATTAACTTTGAGTAGTCGTATAGTGATTTTGGTATAGTAGTATAATCAGTTTGTTGGTGTTGTCCTAGTTCTCTAAAAAGATAATAAGGGTCTGAGATTAATTCTTCGTACCAAATTTCAACAACTTGTTTGTAACTATCTAAATTAATTTTGCTATAAAATATTTTGTGTGAAAGGTATAAATTACGAAATCTATTTAAGTTGATAGTCAATGACACGACAGTGCTAGAGTAAGTGTGCGGCGGTTGCTTAGTGGCATCCATTACTGCATGACTTACTACGGCCGCAAATTGATCCTTACGACGACTCAAAATGCATACAAAATTGCTATTTGGTGGTTGCCATTCTGGATTGTGATTATGTATAACTGTGTTGTTTTTATTCTTTAAGAGATTATTAAGTATAATAGTAGACCCAGTCCTACACGGCGAAGATACAACAAACGAGCCCATTTATGTTAAAGTGTTTTACCAACTGTGGTCAAGATTTGTTCAAGCACTTCGTGATCCTGTTGGGCCCGACCAAATTCAGCCTTGTGTGCTAGTTTGATAGCTCGTTTAAGGATGGCTGGCTTGATTTCCAGTTCTTCGGCAATGGCCTTGATAGTATCGTTCAAGCCTTCAGCAAGTGTTTCAAGCTCATGAGTGACCTGCATACCTTCGTTAATGATTTGTGTTAGTTTGGTTGTTTGTTCTGCGGTAAAGACACGATTTGACATCAATTTCTCCTTTAAAAATTTATTATACAGTATAAAATACAGGGTGTCAACATGTTTTTGAGACTATTATTTCTTTTGTAAAAATATACCCGATAAGTATTGACATGAAAAGAGCTGTGGTGTGTGTAACCGATCCCTGGAATTATTATGATCAATTACCGGATTGGAGCATAATGACTGTCAATCCTGATAATAGTTCATCAAGACAACAATACTTATTAGAAAATAGTGATTGGAGCATGATGATCACTCAGGATGGCATCAAATATCGTGACGGTGGTGATTATCCCAACGAACGGATCCTTGCGTATACTTCTGGTACCACCGGAGACAGTAAATTTTATTCATTCTCCCAAGCACAAGTCAATCACTGTGTCAACGCAATCGTTCAATCATATGAACTCACAGCCAATGATAGATACGTTGGTGTGATGCCATTGTGGCATGCTCATGGCCAGGCATTTTATTGGGCCACTCGACAGATTGGGTGTGAAACACATTTTTTATCTGTGGCTAATCTTAGGAACATGCCCAGCTACAAGCCTACTTTTATTACCGCTGTGCCTGATATATTAAAGACTGTTGGGCAATTGGCTTTTGATAGCCTGCGTTTTATAAGGAGTGCCAGTTCGGCCATGCCCGGCAGATTGTTCCAAGATCTTCGAGACCGATTCCAGATTCCCATAATTGAAGCGTTTGGTATGACCGAAGCCTATAGCCATTGTTTCACCAATCCCTTACACGGTGAGCAACGCATGGGCACGGTAGGACTGCCTTCGGGCATTGAAGCTCGCATCGACGATCAGCATTTGATGATCCGCGGTCCTGCGTTATGGACAAATGACTGGATTGATACCGGAGATCTAGCCGAGCAAGACGACCGTGGATACTATCGCATCTTGTGTCGTAGCGTTGATCAATTGAATATCCGAGGAAAAAAATTCAATCCTGTCAGCTTAGAATCACAGTTGTTGAAACACATTACCACTCTTGAAGCGTGTGCAATATTTGGTAATCACGAACTCAACTGCGTGTATGTGGGCAAATGTGAACCCAAAGAAATCCAACAGTTTTTACTTGGACTAGATCCACATCTTAGACCCACATTATTGACCCAGGTTGATACAATACCCACTCCAGATTCTGGTAAAATTTCTCGGAGCTTTTTACGACAACAATTCAATTCTAAATGACCCAACAAGTTTTCCAATCAAGATATCCTATCCTGGAAGCCTGTATGAACCGTGGCAGTACTGTGGAACTGGCTGTGGCTGTACATGCAGCAGGTGGCTATCCTAGTTTATGTAGTTGGACATACAATCAGCATAGTCAGGCCATGCAACAAGATCTAGATCGTTTTGTCAAACTGACCAATAGTAATTGTATACATTTGAGTTTTGAACTAAATGAATTTGACAATCAAGTCATACAAGACATTGTTCGATCATATAATATTCCTACAATAGAAATTATCTATGGCAAGACAAATATCTATCTCTCAACAGATTCTGAATCAGAATTAGAAGTGACATTGTTAAACTTACTAGGACCTCTCAAAGAACAAGGTACCAGGATCTTTAAACGTATATACGACACAGTGGATCAGGCTACCATGGATCGACACTTACTAGATGGATTTTGTATTAAAGGGCTTGAAAGTGCTGGTCTTGGCTCGTATACTCCCATCAGAGAAACATTTTTAAAACAACGTGAACTAACTCCGGGTGCCATGTTGATACCTTACGGTGGAGTGGGCACAGCCGACCAAGTGCGAGACTACATTGAGCTGGGTGCCGAAATGGTTGCTGTGGGCACAGTGCTAGCCTTGAGTGCAGAAAGTACAATGGCTACAGAAACCAAACTTGCGGCAATACAAAAACAATCCCAGGACCTGGTACAATTAACACATGACTTTGGCGGAGTCAAGCGCAAACAATCGGCCTTGAAATTTGGTAACTACGCTGGACCTGATGATCCAAACGGTACCATTGGTTTGGTACGTGGATTAAATGGTAAAACAGACAGCCATGTTTATCTTGGGCATGGAATTGACCATGTTAACGAAATATTGTCTTGTCAACAGATCATACAACGTCTAGTGGAGAAAATTTAAATGTCTTTGTTTAGAACTGAACTGGATCAATTACAAGCGTCTGGTTATCAATTTGAAGAGACCTGGCAAGTGGTAGACATATTTGAACGAAAGGTAGCAGGATTTTTTGGTGCGCCATATGCTGTGGCCACAGATTGCTGTACCCATGCTCTTGAATTGAGTTTACGTTTATTAAATTGTTTCCAGCTTGAAGTAGAAATACCTTTACACACTTACATGAGTGTGCCCATGATGATGGACAAGATCAATCACCGATGGCGATTTAAAAACATTGCCTGGGCAGACCAATATTTTCTTTTTCCATTGCCCGTTATTGATGCGGCCAGAGTATGGAAACCAAATTCTTATGTGCCAGGTCATCTGATGTGCCTGAGTTTCCAATTTAAAAAACATCTTCCCATTGGACGTGGTGGCATCATATTGACAGACAGTCTTGATCGGTACAATCAATTGCAAAAAATGGTTAGAGATGGACGTGATCGTAAGATACTATGGGAAAATGATGACGTTGATACTGTTGGCTATCACTATTACATGACTCCAGAAGATGCTGCCCGCGGAATACTATTGTTTGATCAGTTACACGATGTTGCCGCTACCAAGACCTGGTCATGGCAGGATTACAAACCATTAAATCAGTTGTCAGTATTCAAGAACCGATAAATTTTCTAGCAGTGGATCCAATGTATCGGCCTGGAGTCGCAATATTTTTGGCCACATTAGCAAATGCCATGAGCTCAACATCGTCAACAATGTTTGCATGATTGGTCACAGTCGATTGTATATTAAACACACAGTTATTGCCTACCGTAGATTTATCTGTGATCATGACACCTGGACGTAACACACAATTACGACCAATTGTGCTGTAATGTCCTAGCATACTGTATGGACTTATGATACAATGCCGACCAATAGCGGCTCCTAGACTGATATTGCAAAAAGGAAAAACAAAAGTACCTGGTTGTATTACAGGTGCGGGATTATTACCAATACAACTTTGATCGCTGATCACTGTGATTAGATCCAGGTCAAGCCGGTCTACTGTGTCGATGATGTGCTTTCGTTCAGCAAAATCAAAACTCACAGCGACAATGTACTGGAACTGCGGATCAGGATCGTTTAAAAAGTCTTGAGTTCCTATTACCGCAACTGGTCTAGCAAGATAAATTTCTCCAACAAATTCTTGGGTCATTGAAGATTTTGCGTATCCAATGATGCGTATGGGTTTATCATTGCCAATAATCATGCCAGCCCTTTTAAAATTTTATAAACATGTGCATTTGACTGTTCGCATGTGTCCCAGAATTTTTGAGAAGTAACCAAGTCGTGATTGTGCAGGGTACTGTCTAGGGTCATCGCATAAAGGTCCTGTGCGGACCAACGGCGCAAAGATTCGATCAATTCAACAATTTTTTCCAATCTGGTAAGATTACCTTCCTCGTTATCAAAATCAAGATCCAGTTCTCCATAGTCAAATTTTAACCCTAACTGCCGAAACCATTTATAGGTATGCATTTGTCCCACAGGAACAAATGCTGTTCTTGATAGTAAGCATTTCCAGGTTTTTTCTGTTACAAACGGTCCAGGTTCTACATAGGATCTGGTTCCATTGTCCATGAAACTATAAAAATAACTTTCCATGGTAAAATTTAAAGCAGACGTTTGATAAGCACTGTTATTATACGAATGGTCTATTCCATCGTCGTTGGGCAAACTTATTTTTTTATTTAACCAGCAATCCATAAACATCGTGGTGTAACGATCACAAACTGCATTGCCAGACAACTGCCACCCGTGTACATGTTTGTCAAGATTTGCCTTGTGATTTAATGCTAATACGTGATCTGTCTCATCAAGTATGTTTTTGAGAGCTGCAAAGATAACAGCTTTGCTTTGACTGACTCTATTAACTAAAGCACTGGCTTTGTGTTGTATGTTCTTGACAATTTCTTGGCGAACCATGCCCTGGATACGTCGATGAGCACTGTTATATGGCACATATCTTATACGATCAGTATCAAATGAGTCTGGCATGATAGCGCCAGACAAATGTATTATGTTGCCATCAACATGGTCAATCACATGTTCGGGCCAGCCAAACATTAAACTATCACCGTGTGAGATATAATATTCATAACCAGGTGGTGGTGCATCTGGATAACTGCCATCCGCTTCCCAGCCAAGATTCAGAGCCAGGTAAATGTTTTTGTGTCGAAGATCCTCAATCCAAGGATACCACCAAAGTATTTCTTCAGTAATTTTTATAGTTCGTATATTGCCAAATACCCTGACAGGAATGCTTGAAGTAGGAATCATTAATGCTCACTTTCGTCTAAATAGGTAGCGATTCTATTTATAGCGGGGCAGCAGCCGCCCACACCTTTCGCAACTAGTGCGGTCCTAAGGGTGTTCTTTATGTTGGTGCATATGGTAGCACCGGACGATCATCTTCGGGATTTTCTCGTTCGGGGTATACAGGATATGGATACATGTTGTTACTTACCGTCTATGTAAAGCTGGGCACCGTTATTGAAGCTAGGACTGAATGGACTATTACCTGGTTGCCCACCACGTTGCTTTGACCATGCATAGCCAGCTCTATGTCCTGAACAGTCCTTGGTACATGGGCTTCCTAAAAAACTCAATTCGTTTAGTTCATCCTTGAGAAATGTTTCAGCAAAGCGTTCGCACAGCTCGTGTATTTTAGGATTGCCAGTGATTTCAATGTGATACTTTTTGTCGCCAAATTCTTGTGTAGGGTCTTGGTAGCCAGCATATACTTTGTGTACACCAACATCATCAATCAGATCACTACAATTAACGCCCTCACGTTCGCTCATGTCGTGACTGCAAGGACTACAGGTTGTGATAATAATACTGCCTGGGGGTATGTCACCAAATCGTGCGTTATAACTGTCTATGGCCGCACGCTCACCGTGTACACGTCGGCCATCTCTAGTGGGATAGTTGATACCTACCACACAGTTGTTGTCAGGGTCAAGCACAGCAGCAGCCACCATGCCAAGATTGCCTTTTTTACTTTGACCTTGTATGACCATTTCGCAAAGACGCACCAAGATAGCATCCAGCTTGTCATGATTGCTGATTTGAAAATCACTCAGTTGCATACAGTTCGGTTAGCAGTTCCAGCGACGACGTGCCTTGCAGATGGCTTTGTCTGGAGTTTTGGCACATGAAATGTTGTGCATGTTCATTTGACCTTTTGATCGTGAACAATAGCTCTTTCTGCGCTTGGAAGCCTTGCTGCCCTTTTTGAGCTTGGAAGGTTTAGTAGTCACAGCAGTTTTTAACTTGCTGCCTGGATTCTCTCTGCGATAAGCATTCACAGCCTTTTGACTCATGCCATCTGTTTTATCTCGCTTGTTGGCCTTTTGCCAGTCTTCTGCCACACCTTGCTCCATGACTTCATCATTATAATCATCACTACCCATGACTCCATCATCATAATCATCACTACCCATAGTTTCTTCATGGTCATTATATGAAGATTTATGGGGGTTTTTTGATGTTACAGGTGTGTTATCTGGTGTATTTTTATTTCTATTTCTATTTCTATTTCTATTCAAAACAGCAAGTGCGCCTACTCCGCCTATACTGGCTTCCGCCACACCTTGTGATTCCATGATGGGCTTTGATGTCACAGCGAACACATACAGTTCATCTTCTGTGAGTGTTTCTAAATCCTCCCAGATTACTTCAGCATCCACACCATTGTGTTTGGCCAATAGTTCAATGATTGATTCAATGAGATTGAACTCTTCTGCGAGGTCTTCTGCTACTGATTCAGCAGGCACACAGTTGTTTACACGCACACCACCTTTGACTTTGGTCTTGGGGTTGCCAATTTTTTTACCGGTCCAGCATTTGGGATCTAGACGTGTGCTTGTTGCCTTGGCTTCGGACATACCACCAAGTGTTCGTTCAACTTGGGCGACCCAACCCGATACATCACTGGTGCCAATTTCATCTACTGAACCAACATAGTCAGCAACTTCTTCTACTGCCTGCATGACTTTTCTTGGACCATACTTTAACAGTAGATCTGTGCGACCAACCATGATCCTGCGAGCGATGGCCTGTTCAACTGCTTCGTTATCTGATTCTTCTGTTACTGATTCAGCGGGGGTCTTTTTTTTAGCATAGGCTGCTGACAGGCTACGCTGATTTTCATCGTTGTTTAATAAACTTCTAACTGTGCTACGCAACATGCCTCGATTGTTGATCAAGTGTTCTTCAGCCGCTTGCAACAGAGCCATGCCACTGAGTCCCATTGGTAATCTGCGGATCACTTCATCCCAGTTCACAGCAGAAGCAGGTGCGGCCATTCCTGGCACACGGATCTTGCTTGGGTCACGTAGGTATTCATAGGCCACAGCTTCTGCACTGTCGGGTCCATTTTCTCGGCCTAACGCAGCCAACGACCCAGCATTGGTTTGATACTGCTTGGCCAACAATCTTATCTGTCGTTTCCATTGTTCTTCAGGCGTGACTGGCTTGGTAGGTTGTGTCATAAAGTTACTTATCTCATCAACCTTCTCTGGCTTGGTGCCACGCTGAAACTGTTGCTTGGTTAGCTTGTTGATCTTTTTAAAGTGTTCATGCCCTTTGGCATAGTCACCGGCTTGATCAGCGGCAGTGGCTCTCTTGCCATGTTCCTTTTTGTAGCGTTCGATATATTCAGGGCTGACTTCGTTTGTTAGATCTAGACCAGCGCCCCATTTCTTTTCTCTGTTGAATTTGACACCCAGGGCACGATCAATTTTGTTGGTAGTTGATTTGTCCAATGTGCGTAAATGATCTGTATCTTTTGTACCACCATAAGCATCAGTGCTACGATGCCGAATACCGGTTGCGGTTTTGGTAACTTCACCTTCTTTTATTTGATTTAATAATTCTTGCGCTTTTTCAACGCTGATCATTGGCCGAGGATGTGTTCCGTCAACCACTGATTGTAAATATTCGCTACTAAATCCGCTTGGTGCAACCGGTTTTACTTGATTACTTGGTGCAGTTTGTGTAACCTTTGGCTTGCCAGTTAACCGATTAATATCTGGATTGTCTACATAATCTCCTGCTACTCGACCATGGGCATTGCCAGCACCCAAGGCCATGGTTCCTGCTAATGCAGCGGCACCTAATGTGCTTCTCCACCCTTCATCAACTTCATCATCTTCTACAGGGATCAGCTGATCAAATGAGGCATACCATCCACGACCTTGCTCATCACCAATCCAGCAACGACCACGTTCTCGATCACAGTGTGCCACAGTGAATACTTCGTCAGGACGATCTGCATACTCTGGTGTCAGTTTGACCTGCATGCCGTTGTGGAATGATTGCGAGCCTTCCTTGATTTCACCAGGCAACAGTTCCACAGGAGGTTCGCCCACTATGCCTTGGTCCTTGATGTCAACTACAGGTTCCTTGTACTTGCGTTCAATATAGTTTTTTACATCGCATTCGGCGCTACACAGGAATCTAATACGCTTGCCAGATTTGAGCGTGACAATGTATTGATAGCGTTCATAATCTTCTAGGCTTTCTGTCACACCTGTTTTAACTTTTTGTTTGAGATTGGGAGCTAAATTTAACTCGGGCTCAGTAGTTGGTGCTGGTAATGCTGGCGCAGGCTTGACTCGTTGAATTGGACCCATATCTTTGACTGTCGGTGCGGGTTGTGTCTTGTTTCTTAAGTTGGATAATTTATCTATACCAGCTTTGGTTATCGTAGCCGCTCTAGTTAAAGCGCCTGGGCCAGCCGCTCTAGTTAAAGCGCCTGGAGTTGTTGAAACTGTTGCGACATTTGGGTCAATGTCAGCGTCCCACATTTTATACATTTTGTTGATTACTTGGGCCGGGCTTAGAGCATTTGATAATTTGCTTGGATCAATATATTTCTCGTGATCTATCTTTACAGGTTTACCACCATTGGTGGCCGAATATTTCGTATATTTGTAAAAACGACTACCTGAACTTGATCCATCACTTCTTATAAATTTTTTGAGTTCTTCAACCGGGTCAGATTGACGATTGTCCCTAATATAGGTGTCCATAATATTTCCATCAAAATCGGTTGTGTAAATTACAATTTTGTTTTTTTCTGGTGTATTACTAGCATAATAATCATAAGGTTCACTATCATCTTCAGGATCATTAAGTTTGGCACGTTGACGCCAATCGTCTCTTGGCCGGAATGTTGATGTTATATCATCTGGATTTACAGCTTCACTTTGTATATGCGTGATCAGTTGTTGGGCGGCTTTTTTAGGATTTTCATTATACAAATTTATTAAATCACCCAACGGGTCAATGTATTCGCCATCAGCATCAGTGGAATCAAATCCCAATTCAGCGGCCATATCTTCCCAGGCTTCAAAATAAGCATCGTCATCTTCAGGATCATATTGATCAAGTTGCGCTTTAATACCTTTTAACAGGGCCAGACCAGCGGTCATACCAAGCGTTGTAACACCTGCGGGAGTTGACAACGAACTAATGCCTGCGGGAGTTGACAACAATTTAAGTATTGGAGCAGGAGCAGCCGCACTGGCCGCAAGTCCTGCCAGGCCTCTTAAGAATCCTCTGCGATTCATTTCTGTCAAGGCACTTTCCAACACACC